GATTGGGCTTCGGTGCAATGGCACCGGCGGCGGTTCCATGTATTGCGGCGGGCAGGCGCCGAGCCATTCGGCGTTGCCGGTGCGGCAAACCCAGTGCCCCGCGAGCGAAGGGTCGAACGCGACCAGGTCGACGATTTCGCCTTCGGCGATCGCCGCCTCGGGGTTGGTGCTTTCTGGTGTGTTTGGGTGTTCGGCGCGAACCGGGATGAGAAAGGCGCCGAGCTCGCTGTCAGGGTTGGGCTCAAATAGCAGTCGGCCGACCGGCCGCACCAGCGCGAAAGCCGGGCCCGCCAGGTCAAGCGCCCGCTGCGGAACGCCGGCCTGCAGCAGCTCGCGGCGCCGCAGGGGCGAGGTATCGCTGAGCGCGGCGAGGTATTCGGCATCGAGGTCGATCATCCCCGCAACCGCCTGCTCGGCAAACCCTGGCAGCCGATGCAGCGACCATTTTGGTTCTCGAGCGCCGGCGGCCCCTCTCGCACCCAGCAGCGGCTCATTTCGGAGTAATGGCACTCGGCCGGGCGGCAAGCGGCTCGCGACGCGATCCACTCGGCGAACATCGCCAATTGCTGCGGCGTATAGGTGTCGGCGGCGCTCACGGCGCGCCGTTCTCGATTCGGTCGCGGTACCGCGACAGCGCCCGCGCCAGCACCCGGCGCACCGGGACGGAGACATGCTGCACGCCGCCCTTTTGCGGCCCGCGGCTTGCCTCTATTTCGACGAGGGAGAAATCATCCGGCGGCGAATTGAAATTCGCCGGTGGTTGCCGTATTTGATTTTCTGCCATTAGATGATCCCCTAGATTTCTTGTGGCTGACCTGCGACCCCTGACGCCCGGCAGATCGCGCCTGCCGGGCGTCTTCGTTTGGTGGGTGCAGCGCCAGTTCGAGGCCGACATTGGCGCGCCGCCGCGAGATCATCGCGGGCGCGAAGATGCTCTCGGCAAAGCACCACAGCGCGACCGCGTCGGCTTCGTCGTCGTCGGCCACGGCATATCCGAGGAGCCGCGCCATCTTGATGGTCGCAGCCTTCTTTTCCGCGCGCTGCCGCGGTGCTGGGCCACCGAGGAAGGCACGAGTGATCTCCGATGGGCGCGCCTCATAGCAGCGCACGCGACGCTCGACGCAGATGGCCTCGGTAAAGCCGGCGAAGGCGAATAGCCGCCTAATTGTCAGGGCATTGGCCGGCGCTGAGAACCGGCTATTCGGCCCCGGCATGTAGGGCGATTCAAAGCAGACGACCGTCGGCTGGATTTCGTCGAGTTTGCGGCAGAGCCAGGTGCGGAAGGCCGACAGCACTTCGCCGTTGGAGCGGTTGCGGCCGAAATCGTGCGCTCCCCAGGTGGGTGGTGCGCCGATGACGCCCTGGCAAAAGCCACTTCTGGTTGCTAGGTCCAAGGCCAATATCATAAGAGTTGAACCCGGCGGGCGCCCTTTGCCGAATTGCACGATCGACAAAGAGGTTGAATGTTCGTGATGTCGTCAGTCCCGCCTATCGCAAGCGGAATGATGTGATCACGAGTAAGAGCGCGCTTCTGCCCGCACTTGGCGCAGCGGCCGCGGCTTCGAGAACAGAGCGCAAGCCAGTCTTTTTCTGAATGCGACCCGGAGCAGCCGCTTTTCCTTACGCGATATCGGCGACCCTTTGCCCGTTGTCGTTCAACGGCAGAAGTTGAGACGTCCGCGTCGTGCGATTGAGATGCGGCCTTGCAGCGGATTGAACAAAAATGACCGCGCCCATTACCTATTTCATGCCGCTGGATCTCAAACGGCGTACAGCAATGTTCGCAAACCACAGATTGCAGCCCGCCGCGCCATTTGGGATTGCTGGCACCGGCCATGCCGGTGCGACGACAGGGCTCGCTACAATAGTTTCGCTTGCGGACAGCGGAGGCGTAGCGCGCAAATTCCGCGCCACAAGTCGCGCAGACGCAATTGACTCGGTGCGCACCATCGCGCCAGGCGATGCGCTTCACTGGCGGTGCTATCCGCGGGCTTTTCAGTCCGTTCTCCAGCGCCAGGATCATGCCCGGCTAAACCCCCGCGTCGGCCTCGGCTTCCTGCTGCTGCTTGCGGGGCCGGCCGCGCCGCCGCTTCGGCTCATCGGCGCCATTGCCCAGCGCCATCACGCGCTCGCGCTCGGCTTCGCCGTCGGCCAGGCCGAGCATGTAGTCGGCGTGGCCGGGTTCGCCTTGTGGGTACTCGTCGGCGTAGTCGTGGCCACCGTTGAGTCCGTCAATGCGGCCGAGGCGTCGGGCGTTGTCGTCGGGTGCTGCGGCGCCGTTGCCGCGGCGGCGCTCTGCGGTTTCCGCCGCCGCCACCCAATCCATGACGCCGCCGATGTGCAGCGCAGCAAATCCCTCGCGGATGGTTTCCAAGAGGGTGTCGCGGTCCTCGACCTCGAGCTGGGAGACGCGATAGATCGCGTTCCAGTCGGCCAGCTTGAATCCGAGCTCGCCCCGGATGGTCTTTGACTTGAACTCGTTGATCTCGGCGTGTAGCGCCTTCACCTCGGCGTCACGCTCGGCCAGCCACTGCACGGCGCTGCGGATGGTCTCCGCGCGGGCGGCGCTGTTGGAGAGGGATGCGTTATCGGCGGCTGACGCTAGCGATTGGGCCACGGTTTCCCCCTCTCGGAGAAATGTTTCTAGGCGGCGGTGCTTTTGGCGGGTTCCCGCAGTGACGGCACGGTGGTGGTTGGCCGACCCGGCACGGTTGCCGGCCACACGGCGTCTTCCGGCCAGTTCTCGGTGAACCAGCGCGCCGCTCTTTCGATCGACAGGCTGTTGCAACCGCGCCCCATTGCCAGCCGCACGAACAGCTTGTCGTTGCCGCCGGTCTTGCGGGTGCTGGCGCAGGCCCGCTGCCCGATGGTCGTCAGCGCGAGGCCGGTCGCGTCGCTGTAGGCGCGGGCGAGTGCGAGAACATCGGCGGCGGTCATGCCCGCATGCTGCTAGAAAACTTTCTGGCAGGCAAGAGGGGATTCCTGACGGCCGGCTTCCAGCCCAGCACCTTAAAAATCTATTGGAATTCGGCCGGCATCTGGCTATAGCATCTTAGAAATTATTCTAGGCTTGCGGCACCATGGACCCGGCGGCGGCAATGAAGCCACAGCGCGCAGATTGGGACGATGAAAAGTTCATATCGAGGTGCCGCGTCGCCGCCGTGCGCAAGGGCTGGACCCTTGAGGAGTTTTGCGAAAGGGCCGGGCTTGACCGTTATTATCTGACCAAACCGGCCGCGGTTGGCCGCCGTATTGATGCCGTCATGTCATTGGCACGCACCGCAGGCGTGACGCTCGAATGGCTGGCGGGGCTGGACGATGAGTTGCTGACGCTCGATTCCTCCGAGTTGGCGAGACTTGGTGCCGTCGCCAACGTCGCGGCGCACCTCTATGTCGCGATCAATCTGCAACGTTCCGACATGGACGCCAACGCCATCATCCGAAGCGTGCTGGAAGTGATCGGAAATAAGGCCCGCAAGCCGGCAAACGCTATCGCCGCAGGGACGAAAGCGGCGGCAACAGCCGGTAAAGGCGCGGCTCGCGCAGCACGAGCCCGTCATCCCCGTACCAGTTAAATCCATTCCAATAACCAATAATCCAATCGCTCGCATTCCCTGGCCCGATCACACACGGACCAAAGAACTCCCCATCTTTTACCGGGGCGTCAACTATTAGAGAAAACGCTGACAGCGTTGCTATTGCTTGGTCGGTCACAATTTGCCTCGCGGCTGGTCTGGTTTTACCTTTTACTTTATTTTCAACGCTCTCCCGATGCCGTTAACCAAGCGTAATTTGCCACGCCTGCCAGCGCAAGGGCTGGCTATAGAAAAATTTCGCAGGGCGGGGTTGCGTGCCTAGAAAAGTTTCTGCCATAGTGGTTGCCGGTAATGACGGAGAAGCCGAATGGCTGCCCCCACAGCCAGCATCGACCCCGATCTCCGGGAGCAGCTCTCAGAGCTCGCCCAAGGCCGGCTGCTGATCCCGCAGGCCGATGTGTGCCGGGCATTCGGCATAACGTCGGAAACGCTGACCCAGGAGATCGAGGCGGGCCGGCTGCGCTATGTGCTGGTGGGCAGCCGCCGCAAATTCAAGCCGGGCGACCTCGCCCACTATCTTCAGCAGCAGGAGCGCGGAGCTTGCGGCGCAAATCCCTCGTCATCGAGCGACCAGGCCGGGATGGCTGGTATTGCAATTTCCAGGTCGGAGGTCGTCGATTTCGCGACCGCCTTGGCGCGGACACCCGCGAGAGCGCCGAGGCCGAAGCCGCCGCCGTCTTCGCCGCCGCCAAGGCTGGTCGAGGAGCGCCCGCCGCCACGACGCCCGCGGCGCAGTTCACGCTCGGGGAAGCGCTCGGGCGCTATTGGGAAACCCGCGGCGCGCACGTCAGGAGCGCCGGCGACATCAGGCGACACAGTGAGACGCTGATCCGCGAGCTCGGCAACGACCTGCCGCTGGCGGCTCTCGGCACCCGCGACCTCGAGGATTACGTCGCCCGGCGCCGGGTGCGCAAGGCCCGGAACCAGGAGACCGGCAAGCTGGAGCTACGCGACCGCGCCAACGCCTCGATCAACCGCGAGATAGGCTTACTGCGCTCGGTGATCATCGCCGCCCGGCACTGGCGCGTCGCGGTCCCCGATATCGCTTGGGCGCGGGTCATGCTGCCGGAGCCCGACAAGGCGCAGACGATCCTCAGCCCGGAAAAGGAATCCGAACTGTTTGCGGCGTTGCGGCCGGATTACTGGCCGCTGATCGAGTTCGCATTGATCGCCGGGGTCCGCCTGGAAAACGCGATCGGCCTGCGCTGGGATCAAATCGACTGGCAAGGCCGCGCAATCACCTTCCGGGTCAAATCGCGGCGCCCCGGCGGCAAGCTCTTGGTGCTGCCGCTTACTGATTCACTGGCGCAGCTACTGGCTCGCGAGCAAGGGCGGCATCGCGAGGTTGTCTTCACGTACATTTGCCGCCGCAACCGCCACGACCCGCACCACGGCGTCATGCAGACAAAGGGCACCCGCTATCCATTTACCCACGACGGCTGGCGCAAGGATTGGATGGCAGCGCGGGACGCGATCGGCTTACCGGCGCTGCGCTTTCACGATCTGCGCCACACCGCCGCTACCCGCACGCTGGCGGCCTGCGGCAACCTCAACGTCGTAAAGGAAATGCTCGGCCACGCCGACATCGCGACGACGGCGCGCTATGCCAATTCGGACACAGCCCAGGTGCGAGCCGCAATGGAGCGGGCGTCGCAGCACCGGGCGCCAGCGCTGCGGGCAGTACTAGGCGAGGGCGGCTCGTGAAAACCTGCAACGGCTGCGGCGCGTGCTGCTCGGTCATGCCGGTCAAAGAAATCGGTCTCGCCGAATACACGTGGTGCAAGCACCTGGGTGGCGCTCACGAGAAAGGCGGCGTTGGGTGCCGCATCTACGAAACCCGCCCCTACTCCTGCCGCGCCTGGTCCTGCGAGTGGCTCAAATCAGACTGGCCGACCGAGATGCGGCCCGACCGCTTCGGCGTCATCGTCGACGAGAACCGCGACCTGATCCGGGTCAACGGCCAAGAGATGCCCGCGGCTCAACTCTGGGCGCTGCCCGGTCACGAAGACGATTTCAAGCGCGACGAGGTCAACGGGCTTATCTGCACCATCATCGAAGACCAGGGCCTTGCCGTCGTCTGGCACATGAAGGGTGGCGTTGCCCGCGTCTTCCTACGCGATCCCAAGACCGGCCAGATCGGCATGTCCGCGCCGCAGTCAGCCACCTCCAATGCCGACGATATCTTAGGCCCGGTCGGCGCCCGCATGTGGCGCGCCGAAACGCTGGCGGCAAAGTTTAATGGCACCAAAAGTGCCACCAAGGCTCGTCGCGGTAGCGAAAACGCTAGATAATTGAGAGGCTTGGCGTGGATACCCGGCATCTTCCCAAAGCAGGCGCGCTACCGGACTGCGCTACGCCCCGAAACGGCGGAACCCCTTGGGTTTCCTTGGGTTTTCTAGTCTGTCGCCGGCCCCGCCGCAAGAGCAAAAACGAACGGTTTGGCAACCAATCCCGGTTTTTACGCCACCAAAGTGACACCAGATTTCCCCACGTTGCCGGCCTGTTCCTCGCCGCCGCCCTCGCCTTCGACCCGCACGTCCTGCTGTTGTCGTGGTCGGCCGAGCGCCAGGAGCGGGTCCCCGCCACCTCTGCCGAGACCTGCCGCGCGGCCATCGACGCCATCGCCGCCGGTCGCTGGCTGGCCGACGACCCGCCGGTAGCGATGGCCTGCCGGCAGGGCTCGGCCTTCGCGCCGGGCGAGGGCTGCATCGTCGGGCACAACTGCCGTGGGAGCGGCGCGCGATGACGCTCGTTTCGAGAGTCCGCCACTGGTTCGGCTTGAACACCGGCTCGGTCATCACTGAATGGCGCGATGACGAGTTATGGATCGGGTTTGCCTGCGAATGCGGCGCGACGCATGGATGGCATAAGTCCACTCGCCAACCACGACTGCGGGCCAATGAGGACCGGCCGTGACCGTCCGTATCCTCACCGGCGATGCACTGGAGCAGCTTAGGTTGTTGCCGGATGAGAGCGTGCATTGCTGTGTGACATCGCCGCCCTATTACGGGCTGCGCGATTACGGCGTCGTTGGGCAGATCGGTCTTGAGCCGTCGCCCGACGAATACGTCGCCGCGCTGGTGGCGGTGTTCCGCGAAGTGCGCCGCGTGCTGCGGAAAGACGGCACGCTATGGCTGAACATCGGCGATAGCTATGCCGCAGGTAAACTCGGGCGGGCAGATCACGGTAGCGGCGACCTAACATCGCATCTCGGCCCAAAACGCGATGGCATCCCCGGCGGTTCTATAATGGGACCGGTTGCTCAGCGGCTCGCACCAGCAGGATACAAGCCCAAAGACCTGCTCGGCACCCCCTGGATGCTCGCCTTCGCGCTGCGCGCCGATGGCTGGTATCTGCGCCAGGACATCATCTGGTCGAAGCCCAACCCGATGCCCGAAAGCGTCACCGACCGCTGCACTAAGGCGCACGAGTACCTGTTCCTGCTGAGCAAAAGCGAGCGGTACTGGTTCGATGCGGCAGCGATTGCCGAAAAAGCCAACTGGCCTGGCGGCAGTTGGTGCCGATCCAAATGCTACGACGGCGACCAGACCGGCATGTTGCGTTCGTTCTACGGTAACGGTGCGCAATGGAAGGGCGGCGAAACCCGCAACAAGCGCAGCGTCTGGACCGTCGCCAGCAACCCGTGCGCCAAGGCGCACTTCGCGACATTCCCGCCCGCGCTGATCGAACCGGCAATCCTGGCCGGGTGCCCGCGCGGCGGCACCGTCATTGACCCGTTCGCTGGCGCCGGCACGACCGGGCTTGTTGCTGATCGGCTCGGCCGCGACGCGGTGCTGATCGAACTCAATCCCGCATATGCCGCGATGGCACGCGACCGCATCGAGGATGACGCGGGCATGTTCGCAGAAGTGGAAGCCGCAGAATGACCATCGCGATCCCCACGGTCATCGTCGGCATCGGCTTCCGCGGACCCGCCGCCCGCACCGCCGTCTCTCTAATGCGGCCCGGCGACGAGGTGGAGCTCGTGCGCGAGCCCAACAACCCGCACGACCCGCTGGCGGTCGCCTGCGTCTACCGCGGCATCCCGGTCGGCTACATTCCGCGGCAGGCGAACCAGCCGATCGCGACGGCGCTCGACGAAGGCCGCGACGTGACGTGCGTCGTGCGCGAGCCGCCCGAGGTGCGCGGCCCGGTGATCAGGAAGGAACCGAAACTCACCGTGTCATGGGAGGGCGGCCGATGATGACGTCGCGTCTCGAGGCGGTCCTGGTCGGCCTGCTGATCGCCGGGCTCGCGTGGGCGCTGGCGATATGACCGCTCCCGACGCCCGCGCCAAAACGCGCGGCCGCCCGCCGGTCGAGCGGCGGCGCATTCAGATGGCAATGCGGATCACACCCGAACTGCGGGACGAGCTGGTTAAGCGTGCCGAAGCCACGGGGCGCTCCATCACCCAGCAGATGGAAATGCTGCTCGAGCAAGCCCTGCTGATCGACAAGCTGTTGGGCCAAACCGTGGTGTTGCAGCTAAGCGCAGAGCGTCGCCTGCTGCTCCAACAGGAGCTGTATCACGCGGTGCACACGCTGGAGGCGCAGGCAAGGGTTGCCAAGGCGGGCAGCACGCGTCAGCGGGCCCTCACGCGGCGCGCTGCCGATTTGCGCTCCGTTGCGGACCAGCTCGCATGAGACGCAGCCGCCGCAAACTCAGTCGCGCCGAATTAGCCGCCAAGGTCGACCCCGTGTTCCGAGATCAAGTCGCGACGCAGCAAACGCCTGACTTTTTCGCGCGGGCGATGCTCTGCGTCGTGGTGGCGGCTGCGACCGGGAAGACCCCTATTGAGATTGCCTATGAGCGTTACCCTGACGACGAGGCCACGCAGGAGATCGTGCGCCGCTCCTGCGAGACGCCGCCGTGATCGCAGTCACGCATTTCCTGCTGCGGGTCACACGCTACGGCCCGCTGGTGCCGGCCCGGTTGTGGTGGTGCGACAGCGAGCCGGGCGTGCCCGACAACAAGCTCGACCGCGGCCGGCTGTCCCTGTACCCGCGCGCCGACATCGCCGGCGTGGAAGCCGACCCGGACATCCTGCTCGATCGCCTGGGGTTCCGGCGGCGCGGCGATAGCGGCTCGTTGCCATCCGAGGTGCTGCCGGCGCTGGCTGACCCGAAGCGGCTCACCCCGCGCCCCTTGGAGCACTGGGCCTACACCAAACCGATCAGCGAAGCCGAATACCGCTGGCGCTTCGACGCGCTGCGCCGGGTCGAGGAGCGCAACCCGGACGATCCGCGGCTGAAGACTCGCCGGCGGCTGGCGGCGGCCGACGTCGAGGTGCCTGATTTCAGCCGGGAGGAGGCGCTGCTGTGACCAACCAACTCGTCACCGAAGCCGCGGTACTGCCCGACATCGATGAATATGCCGGCATGTCTGCGGTGGACATCGCGCACGCGGTGATCAACTGGCCCGAGGGATCGGAGGATCAAATCCGCGCAATCTCCGCGCTGCGAGCGCTGGTCCCCGACCGGCACCACAATCGCCCACCGTTGGCCGAGGCGATCGACGAGGAGCTGTCCGGGCGCCGCTCTCGCGCCGACCAGCTCCTGGCCGTGGCGGCGCGCAGCGTCATCGTGGACGAGGCGTCGGCAGGCAAGGTCGTCGACCTGACCCGCCAGCTAAAGGAGCTGCACGACGAGGTCGACAAGGCCCGCCTCGCACGCACCGAGCCCTACCGCGATGCGGTGAAGCTGATCAACCACAGCTACGACGCGCTGAAGCTGAAGCTCTCGCTGGCGATCGGCGGCACCAGCGGGCGCGATGGGCTCGCCCGAATGCTGACTGCGTGGGATGACAAGCAGCGCGCCGCGGTGGAGGCCGAGCGCCGCCGCCTGGCCGAGGAAGCCCGCAAGCGCGAGGAGGAAGCCGCCGCCGCCCGCGCCGCTGCCGAGGCCAAAGCACAGGCCGGCAAGATCGATCCAGCCGCCGAGCTCGAGGCGCTGCGCGCCAGCGACGAAGCCGAGCGGCTGGCGCGCCGGGCCGACGCGATCCGGCACGAGCCGACCCGCTCGCAGCTTGGGCAGACGACGAGGCGCAAGCAGATCCGATTTGAGATTCAGGATTTCGCCGCACGGCTGCGGGACATCATGCGCTCGCCGCGGAAAACGCAGGTCGAGCAGCTCGTCCACAAGCTGACCGAGCATGAGCTGCGCGACCTCGGCGTCGCCGCCATCGAGAGCGGCGTGCAGATGGTCGGCGTGCGCGCCTGGGTCGAGGAGGGAGGGGTCAGTGTCCGACGATGAACAAAGACCCTGAAAGCTGGACCCGCGTGAGCGTCGATGCAGTTTGCGCCGGCAGCCCAGCGCAAATTCGCAACGTCCTCGGGATGGCGTTGGAGGATATCAGCACTTTGGCCATGCAAGTTTATTACTGGCGAGAAATAGCCAAGGTTCGTGGCAGGACATTGGAGCAAATAGCCGCCGATCTATGGCGGGCCGATAATCCCGATGCGTCGGTGTTCGATTGCGACGCGAATACAAAAGAATTTTATCGAGCGAGAGCGCGCCGACTAGAAGCCGGATTAAAGGAGGATTGAAATGGCGCAGACTCAAGAAGTCGCCACCAAGCCGCGGCAGAACATGGCCGAACGGTTCCACCAAGATCTCGATGCCTACACGCCGAACCTGAAGGACGCGCTGCCGGCCGACATCCCGGTCGAGCGGTTCAAGCGGGTGCTGGTCACCGCAGTCTCGACCAACCCGGAATTGCTCTACGCCGACCGGCGCAGCCTGTTCAATGCGGCGATGCGGTGCGCGGTGGACGGGCTCTTGCCCGACGGTCGCCAAGCGGCGCTCGTCGTGTTCCGCACCGATGTCAAACAGCGCGACCCGAATACCGGCATCGACCATATCCGCAAGATCGACGCAGCGACCTACATGCCGATGCTCGCCGGGCTGCGGGAGCGGATGCGCAAATCGGGCGAGGTCGCGAGCGCGATCGCCGAGGCGGTGTTCGAGAAAGACCACTTCCGCTATCGGCTGGGCGACGATGCGATGATCGAACACGAGCCGCCGCCGCTCGGCGTCTCCCGCGGCCAGGTGATCGGCGCATACGCGATCATCCGGCTGAAGAACGGCGAAGTGATCCGCGACGTGCTCGACCGCGGCATGATCGAGGCTGCGCGCAACGTCTCGCGCGCCAAGAATTCCCCGATGTGGACGAATTTCTATTGGGAGGGCGCGAAGAAGACCGCGCTGCGGCGCGCCGCCAAGCAGGCGCCTTTCTCATCCGAACTGCGCACGGTGCTGGACCGCGATGAGGAGGAACCGGCGATCGGGCAGGATCTCGGCCCTGGACTGCTGCCGCGCCGCGAACCGGAACCGCGGCCCGAGCAGTATCAGATCAGCCGCAGCGTCGAGCCGACGGGCCCCGAATTCGCCGTGGTCGATCTCGACGGCGTCGAGAACCTCTATGGCAGCGCCGGTGCCGCCGGCGAGGCGATGCGGATCTGCCTCGACGAAGCGGCCCGGCTCGGCCCCGAGCGTCTCGAGGGTTGGTGGGAAAGCAATCAAAGTGCGCTGCAATTCTTGAACGCCGCCGGGTACGGCGATGTCGCGCTCGGCCTGGTCGCCGCCTACGACGCGGCGAAGCAACCCGCTTCTGCACCGCGCCGTGGGCGCCCGCCGCGGGCAAGCGAGGCGCCTGCCCCAGAGCCACCCATCGAGGAACAGGCCCCCCACGCGCCACCAGCGGGCGCCGACGACGATGACCCTTTCGGCTTGGCCGAAGTCGACCATCACATGCCGGCCGAGCCGCCGCCGCCGGTTGGGCCGGATCGGAGCGGGCTCGAAATCGCGGTGCCGCTGAAGGCTGGCAAGCGGGACTGGCGCACCTGGGCGCTGGCATTATTCGGCCCGAAGGTGCGGCGCTGCACGACCAGCAACGAGCTCGCCGACCTGCTCGGCGCCAACGAGCAAAACCTCGAAGAAGCGCGCGCCGCACTGGCGCCGGCCGACCGCGGGGAGCTCGAGCGCATCATCGCCGATCAGTGGCAGCGGCTGCCGGCGACCGGATGACGTGGCCGCAATTCCCCGGATGAGGGTATGCCATGACCGCTGAGCCGACACGGGTTCGCGGCGCACTCATGAGGATGCAATGGAACTGTTCCTATGGATGGGGCTTCGCCGCCGGCACAACACTGTCTTTCGGCATTGTCGCCATTATTCGAGGGATGTGGCTAATGCGAGGCGGCTGGAACGCCGCTCGCGCCGAAGACGAAGCGCGGCGCCGGCGGATCATCTCGGAGGCGTGCGACCGATCCTTTGGGCCTGACGGCGCAGCGCGGCGGCGGTGATCTACTGCATCCCCGCCAACCGTGCCCGGATAGCCTCGCACGGCTCTATCACGCTCAGCCACTTGCCGTCGCTGAGCCCGATCGCGCAGCGGACGGCGCCAGTAAATAACGGCGCCGCCCCGCCCCGCGGTGCCGGCCCGTGCAACGTCACAATCTGCGCCGGGTTTACCAATACTTCGCCACCATCGGCCCGGTGCAGCACCAACAGGTACAGTGCCGCAGCGAGGGCTAAACTCACCGCATCGCCGGCAGGAAAATATAAAGCCCGAGCAACAGCACCGCGACAAAGGCGAAATACACGTTGCTCGCGGAGAACGGCGCCATCGGCGGCAGCGGCAAAATCGTCAACAACCACAGGAACATTACGACGACGAATAAAATCTCTAAAATCATGGCGCGCTCCTTATCCGACGACCATAACCTGCCGCCGCCGCGTCAACACCGGATAGGTCGCGGCGGACCAGGCCGAGAACCCAGAGGGCGGCGTGTATTGCAGCGCGCCAGCGGTGTCCCGCAGGGTGAGCACAGCGGTTGCCCCGGTCGCCGCTCCCGTGGAACACGCTATGGTCACCGGCCATTGCGTCGATTGCACCGCAGCCCCGCCCGTAGCCGCCACCGGATTGCCAGCGGTCGTGCTTGCCCCGAACCAGGATCCGTTATTTTTGTTCCACCACATCAGGTTGGCGCCGGCATCGTAAGAGAGGCCGATCACGTCGCCGGAAGCGTAGGTGAGCCCGATCGAGGTGCCGGCCGCTGGGCCCTGCCACGACCCTGTCGGCAGCAGAAAATAGACATAAGCCAGTTGGGTCGTGCCCTGCGTCACGCCCCAATCCGCCGTTGCCAACCCGATCCCGACGTTGTTGTTGATCGTGCCGCCGACCAGCACCTCGGCATACCATTTTCCGGTACCGGATACATGCGTGACGAGACTGCGCGCCCCCTGGCGCGCTGCTATTGAGTACGTCGCCACCGTGTTAGACGCCGACAGCGTGACTCCCGTGGCCGCGTCATCGCTGTATCCGAAGCCCGACGAACTCGCGCCATCGAGCTCGAGCGCCACCATAATCGTGACCGCGGAGGAGGCGCCCGCCGCCAACGGGTTCGCCGGGGTGGCAACGCTCTGCCCGCCGCTGGCAAACCACGATGTTTGCCCGCCGCTGTTTTGGATCGTTACGCTAAAGCTCGTCGAGCAGACGTAACCGACGTAATAGGTCGTGCCGGCTACAATGTTCAAAGGCGTGGTCAACGCGAAGCGATTGTAACCGGCCGCGGTGGACGTTACCTGTGCGCTCGACGCCAGCAGCACACTGTGCGCGGAGTCGTAGATCAGCGCCTTGAAGGTCGTGCTGGCGGTGGCGTTGAAGCAGTCGAGCAGAACGGCAACCGCCGAGCCGCTCCGCGGAGCAACGAACGGCGTCAGAAATATCGAAGCGGCTGGCGAGCTGCCGCTGCTGCGGCTTACCGGCGCAAAGCCAAGAAACCCGCCAGTCGGCATCAGGTACGCGTGCCGGCAAGGTTGATGCCGAGCTTTGCCAGCGTGGCGTCGGCCGTTGCCGGGCCGGTCAGGGTCAGCACATCGCTGGTGCCGTTGAAGGTTGTCGTGCTCGACAGCGTGACGGTGGCCCCGGTGCCCGCCGCAGCCCAAACGAAGGTCGCAAACGGCGTGCCGTTCTTTGCCATCGTCAATGTCGTGGAACCGGTCGCTGCCGTGCCCGCCGTGCCGTTGCTGCCGGCGCCGCCGCTCGGGAACGAGCACGCAGGCGGGATAAAGCGGGCGAGTTCCTCGGCGTTGGTCATTGCCAGTTCGGCGGTGAAGATGAAATTAACCGGCAGGCTTCCGGTTGATGCCGCCGTTAGGCGCCCCTTCGCATCGACGGTGAGCGAGGTATGCGTGTAACTGCCGGCCGTCACGGCTGTCGTTGCCAGTGTCGCGCCCTGGCTGCCGCTGCCCGGCCCCGCAGCGACATCGCCGGTCAACTGCGTGATGCCGCCGCCGCTGCCATTGGCCGCCGCCGTCAAGCGCCCCTTCGCATCGACCGTGATATTCGCCGCGGTATAGCTTCCAGGCGTCACGGCGGTGTTGGCGAGGGTGGCTGCCTGGCTGCCGCTACCGGGCCCGGCGGTCACATCGCCCGTAAGCTGGTTCAACCCGGCGACCGGGAGCGCGGCCTGCACAAACGCCGTCGTCGCAAGCTGCGTTGTGCTCGTTGCTGGCGCGGCTGTCGGCGCGGTGGGCGTGCCGGTGAGCGCCGGGCTGGCAAGCGGCGCCACCGCGGCCCAAGCCGCATTGAGCCGGCCATAGGAGGTGCCGTCGCTCGGCGCGTCGGTGATGCCGCCGCCGCCCGTGCCGTTAGCCGCAGCCGTCAAGCGCCCCTTGCTGTCAACGGTGATGTTTGCGGAGGTATAGCTGCCCGGCGTCACGGCGGTGTTGGTGAGGGTCGCAACCTGAGATCCCGTGCCGGGCCCGGCGGCGACATCGCCGGTCAACTGCGAGATGCCGCTGGCCGGCGTTGCCGTGATCCAGCTCGGGTCGGCAGTTGTGCCGCCGGTGCGCAAAAGCTGGCCCGCGGTGCCCGCCGCCAAGGTGCGCCAGCCGCTGTTGTCGCGGTAAATAATCATCCCGCGGGCGGCGCCCAGGATGCTGTCGAATATCGCGGTCAGCGTGTTGCCGATCGGCACCGCCGAACCACCGCTGATGTTCGACATGACCCGGCTGTTGCTGATCGCCGTGGCGCCGGGCGGCGCGGTCCAGCTTGGGTCGCCGCTGGCGCCGCCGGTTTGCAGGATCTGCCCGGTCGTGCCGGGCGCCAACCCGGTCCAGCCGCTGTTGGTGCGGTAGAGCAGCGTGCCGCGGCTGCTGCTGATGATAGCGTCGAGAATGCTCGACAGAGTGTTCGCGCTCGGCGTCGCGGTGCTGCCCGAAATGTTCGCGATGAGGCGCAGGTTGGCGATAGCCGCCCCGGTCGTCGGCGCGTTCTGCCACGAGGGGTTGGCCGCGGCGCCGCCGGTCGCGAGGAACTGCCCGCTGGTGCCGGGGGATAGCATCACCCAGGCGCTCGCCGAGCGGTACAGCACGGCGCCCTGCGTGGTGCCGAAGATGTGATCGAAGACCAGGGTCAGCGTCTGTGGCGTCGGCGCCGCGGTGCTGCCGCTGATATTCGCCAAGATGCGGTCGCTGGCAATATCGGCCAGCGACACCGTGCCGGTCGCCGTGATCGGCGAGCCGCCGGTCGTGATGCCGGTGCCGGCGCTGATCGAGGTGAGCGTGCCCGAGCCGACCGGGGCGTCCCACATCACATCGGCGCCCGCGCCTTGCGTCTTGAGATAGTAGCCGCTGGTTCCAGGGGCCAACCCCACCCAGCCGCTGACGTTGCGCGCCAGGATGGTGCCGCGGGCGTTGGTCAGGATGTGATCGAGGATAGCCGAAAGGGTCTGTGGCGTCGGTGCGGCCGAGGCGCCGCTGACATTTGCCAGGAGGCGGCTGTCGGCGACGGCGGCCAGCGATACGATGCCGGTGCTCGTGATGTCGGCGCCGCCCGTATCAATCCCGGTGCCGGCCGAGATCCTGACGACACCGGAGGCCCCGACTGCCCAAGTCGGATCGGCGCCGGCATCGTGCGTCTGCAGGAATAGACCCTCGGCACCCGGAGGCAACGCGAGCCAACCCGTGCCGCCGCGGTAAAGCAGCGTGCCGCGTACGCTCGTCAGGAGCACGTAGTCGAGGAAATCCGACAGCGTGTTCGGCAGCGCCGGGCCGGTCAGCCCGGAAATGTTCGCCATCATCGTCCGGTCGGCGACCATCATCCCGGCCGGGAGCGCGTCGACATATGCCTTCGTTACGGCATCGCCGGGCAGGAGCGGGGCGGGCAATCCAGTGATGCTGCCGCCGACGATGTGGACATTGTTGGCGTCCTGCACCGCCATCGAGCCGAGATAGGAATTCACCCATGTCTCGGATGCGGTGCTCCACCGCAGGACGTGCCCCTCGGCCAGCGGATTGAACCCCGGCGGCTCGTCGACATCGACATCGGCCAGCGTCGACAGCAACGTATCGACCGAGCCAAACAATTGCAGGAAAGCCGGCGCACCATCAATTTGAAGGTCAGGGTCGAACATCGGCGCAGCCGGGATCGAAAGCTGCACCAGAAAGATGCCGTACCGCACCGTGCTGGTATCAGCTATCCACGGATTGCCGGTAGTGACGGTGAATACATCCAGTTCCGCATACGAAGCACCCGCCTCATACTCGCCGCGCCAGCGGAACGTCAGCACCGGCAGCGTAAACGGACCCATCACCGTGCCATCGGTGAGGGTTATCGTCATCTGCGTGCCGCTGACGCTTATCGAGGCGATGCCGACCGGCTGGGCGGGGTTGCTTTGCAGATCGACAATCGCCTCGGCCAACGCCCAGAAATTGTTGTCGACCTCGGTCGGCTGAAGGTTTGCGCCCTTGCCCGATCCCCACGGTCCCGGCAGGCGAAAGGTCAGATCCATTTAACTAACCGCCGCAATCATATTCGACCGAGATCCAAATCCCGTCGCCGGGATGATCGCCGGGAAAGCCAAAATGCGGCGGCTCGGCGCGCATGGACGGAATAAACGGCTCGGAAGGCCGGGGCGCCGCCGCCACTGGTGCCGCGCCCGGCAATGTGTAGGCCGCATAATCAGCGGCAACCGTGCATGCGACATCGAACTTCCCGATCTGGATTTCCGGCCCGTTAAACTCCACGCTCCCGTCGCCAATAATCGGGGCGCTTAGCGTTGGACTAAACGGTGGGCGTTCTAACACTGGCACCGGATTGCCGGCGGCATTGTTATATGGCGGATAGGGTGCTCTGCCCGGAAATATCCAAAGCCCCGCCAGGAGGGGCAGAATGTCGGGGGTTGCGGGAGGTAAGACACCTCGCCATGCGATGCGTATCGTCAGGGAGCGCGCGCCGAGGCCGGGAATAAAAAACAGATACGGATTGTCAGGAGGCGGGGTTGTCTGGTTGGCGACAGCGGGGTTCCAGTGAACGCCCCCATGCTCGACCAACATATTTGCAGTCCCGGAGTAAGGCTGCGGCGGGAAGCCGCCACCGCCGGGGAACCACCCGCCGAGGGGGAACCACCCGCTGCCGCACTGAGTGCCGTCTCCACCACCGGGATCGGTCGGCCCGTCGTCCGCCCAATGCACCGCAACGATGCGTGACCACGGGTCTTCGACAAAGACCATTATTGTTGATTCTTCATGTTCCAAGTTTCCTTGCCGGTCGTCAGTATCGGGCTCCCCGATGGCGGGGCCATCTTCGGCTTGAACTCATCCAATCTCGGATCGAGCCCGCTGGCGATGTACTGTTGGTCGGCAAGGGTTTGTGGCGCGGTCTCTTTTTCTTCGAGGCCGAGCCGCACCTTTCGGGCGCGGGCGACATCGACATAGTTTTCCGGCTTGCCCGGTTGCTCGATTCGGATGATGTCGCTGTCCCGGTCTTGCTCGGTGAGATCGACCTCCTTCTTCCGCTTCTGCGTATTGAAGTCCACTCCGGTGAACCGCACCGAGGGCATCGTCCCCTTGCCGCCCCAGGTCAGGTGTGCCCGTTCCTGCGTGCCTTTCGGGGTCGCCGGGATGACCGTGCCGCCGAGTGAGTCCGGCGAGGCGAACGGCCGAACTACATATTCAAACCCGTGCGGCATGGCTTATTCCGAGGCCAGGTCGATGGTCTTCGGCAATGACAACTGCGTCAGCGCCGGAAAGAAGTTTGTGTGAAACTCCGAGCCTTGAACCGGGCGCAGGTCCAGCGTGATGGTGGTTGTCATTTCCTGCGCCTTGGTAAGAGGATCGCCATTCGTCGGCGCAATGGCTTCCTGATATGCGCTGAGCTCGGTTAGTTGTTCTTCGAGCCCATTCTCGACGGTGCAGAAATTAACCGCCTCGTCGGCGCCGAAAAACGCGAGGTTGATGCCGTCGTCGGAAACCACGAAAGCATCCAGCGTCTCATAGGCGAGCTCGTCCTCGATCAGCGGGTACTGCGCGCCCGCCACAACCTGCCAGCCCCGCTCGACATAGGGATCGTCGACGTAGGTGTTTTCCCCTATCGCGGCGACGCTGGGCGTGCCGTTGCCGATGGTGCAGCCGATCACGAATTCGCCGCTCATAACCCCATCGGCGCAGCGCAGCGTGTAGCTCTTCACCTTGCCGGTGGCATTGCCGCCCGGCAGGCGGCTGTCGAGCAGGGTGATCGAGTGCCGCAGCCCAATGTCGAGCGCGGTGCGCCAGTCGGTGGCGAGCGTAACCTCGACCGAGCGTGCCCTCGCCCGCATCTTGGCGCGAGCCGCCAGCAGCAGGTACTCGAAGCTCGCCGTGCCGCGGTCGGTCTGGAAATAGCTTTTGTATGCGAGGTCGCCAATCGGCACGCCGCCGCCAGGGTCGACGCCCTGCCCGACGTAATCAGAACTGAGCTCGATGCTCTCCCGGTCGCTGTCGGCGCTGTCCGACAGCACCCGCTGCACATCGGCCGTCAGTACCGCGCTCACCGTCTCGGTGCGCGGCCGGTCGGCGCGGTACTCGAGATTCATGCGGATGTTGTAGGTCTGCAGCGGAAAGCTCAACACCACCCGCTCCAGCCCTTGGCCGAGCACTATCTCGGAATCCGATGGCGGGTTATCGGCGGCGCCGCTGATCTGATCGATTACCGCCGTATAGTTGACGTTGTAGTTCAGTGGCGCAAGCCACCCGCCCTTATTGTTGACGCTGGCTTCCTCGATGAAACACAATGGCTTGCCGCTTGCGTCGGTGAGGCTAGACAATGACCAGCCGCCGCCGATGTTGGTGCCCGGCTTCGGCCAACTATTTAGCAACCCGTCGCCGTAGAGCGCCTGGATCATTCCGCTGCCGCCGGTTCGCAACCACAGCGGGTACGTCTTTTGCAGGTTGTGCGGCAGGTTGCCGTAGGGTGCCGCGCCGACATCCTTGAATGCCTGCACGAGGTTGGGCGTCACGTCGATGATGCCCTGCCCCTGCTGCGACCACGACACCGTGCCCTTGACGGCGGCCGCCACCAGCGGCGGCTCGCCATAGGCCAAAGTGAAATGGTCGTAGAGCGCCTGATCCTCGCCGATCGTGACCGTGCCGTCCTCGCCCTGGATGATGTCGCTGATCGACAAGGCGAGGCTGGTGCGGTCGATGTGCCAGAGGGCGCTGTAGGTTTCGAGCACCGTGTCGGCGCTGATATTGGCGGCGAGCCACACCGGATCCCAATACGGCAGCACCTGTAGCGAGGCGGCGAGCGATGCCTTCTGCGCGTTGTAGTCGTCGGGCCGGGCGAGGAATTGCAGCTCGACCACTTCCGCCGCCGCGAGGCGCGGGATGCCGACGAGCCGGCCATTGAACAGAGGCACGAGATCGGGCTCGCCGTCAGGCCACGCCTGATCCCAGGAGAGCCAGCACCAAAGATTGCGCCCGGCGGCGAGCAGGCCGACGCCCGGATTTTTCAACCCGACCGTGAGCGTGGCAAAGTCACCTTCGCTCTGGGATATCTCAACCGAGATCACGTCCTCGTCGAACCGGGCGTGCAGCGCCGGATCGAACGGCGCGTCAGGCGTGCGCGGCCCGGTGATGGTGAGGAGAGCGCCGATCTCGGCCGAGCTCGCCGGCTGGTCGATGGTGATTGCGGTGGCGCCGCTGGCGGGCGCGACAAAGGTGGCGCCGACCGGGATGCCGTTGCCGCTGACATTGTAGGAAAGCCCCTCTGTGAGGCTCGACAGCGAGGCGGAAGGGATGCCGGTGACGGTGTACCAGTCGCCGCTGGGCATGCCACCCAGCGCCGCCGGGAAGTCGCCGCTCGCCGTCGCGGTGACCGGCCGCGACTCGACGAGATAGGCATTCACATCCTCGACCAGATGCACGGTGACCAGGGTCCACATCAGCCCCGAGGTGCCGTCCCATGTCATGAATGCCGTCGATACCGGGAACTCGCCGGCATCGCCGACAGCCGTGCCCGCGATGCTGTAGACGGTGCCGGCCACAAGCTCGGCGCCGTCGAGGAACACCTCGTCGCTGCCCGCCTCGAAACTGCCGAGCACGGTGCCGATCGAGACGGCTTTCGTCGCGAGGAAGGTGGCGCTGCGGGAGGTGCTGCCGGCCGGTGCGATGTTGATCGAGCCCGGCGCGCTGATCGTGGCGTCGGGGATCGCGACGGTGCCGGCGGCAAGGCCCGGCCCGGCGAGCGCATAGTATTCGTTGTCGGTGAGCTTGCCCGGCGCCGCCAGCCGCATGATCTGGGAGTCGACGTCAGCGACAATGCCGACAGTCTCCAAGACGCCGCCGTGCGTGTTGCCGGTGGTGACGAGCGTTATCTGGTCTTCGATGGTGCCGCCGGCCCAGGCCCAGTAGAACGGCCCCGCCATTCAGATTTCTTCCAGCACCAGCGACCACGAGACGGCGGCGTCCCACTCCTTCCGCTCGACCTGGAGCTCGACAATCAGCATGGCGAAATGCGGGCGGTAATAGGTGTAATCGCCCTCGACGCGCTCGCTGCCGGTGACGGGAGTGCGCCCCGGCGTGCCGCCCGCGGTCAAGTACGCGAGCTCGACATGCGCGTCGACCGCGACCTCCATCCCGACCCAGAGTCCATCGAGCGCGGGTGGTGCCTGATCGTCGCCGCCAACCTCCAGCCGGTACTTGCGCATCTGCGGCGCGGCGAGGCTGATGAGCCCGCCGTTGACGGTGCGCGCCAGCTTGTCGTCGCCTCGCGCCTGCGCAATCGGCGCCAGCGTGCCGGTGAGCCCGCGGGCCGAGAACGGGTTGACGCCCGGCGCCGCTGCCGCGATGTCGAACCGGATGTCGAGCGCGGTCGAGACGTAGCTGAGCATTTAGTGGCCGCCGTACCACGACGGCTTGGTGCCGGCGCTGCGCATCCGCTGCCGGTGCGCCTCGGTGACGAGCGAACTCACGACGCTCTCGGACCCGGAGAGCGCGAAAGCGTGCCCGCCGAGGTGGAGGTGCACGGGCGTGCCGCCGCCGGCCCCGACCAGCCCGCCCGCGGCAAAGCGCGGCACCAGCCCGCCGCCGGCATAGCCGAACGGGTTCTGCAAGCCGTTGAGCGCCGCCATGAAGCGCGGGCCCCAGCGATTCACCGCGGCGGCCCGCATGACGAACTCGCCATTGCTGAGCCGCGCCAGGATGCTGTCGCTGGTGGCGGTGCCCGGCCCGCGTACCGCGCCGCCCGATGCCATCGGCATCGCCGGGATGCTCGGGTCGCCGGCTGCTGCGCCGCCCGTGACGCTGCCAATCGCCCCGCCGATCTCTTTAGCTTTTTGCACGATCCAATCGACAGTTGCGGTCCAGGCCTTTGTGATCCAATCAATCGAGGATTGAAACGCCGCGTTCAGCCCCGCGAACATTTGGTCGAACGGCAACAGCTTCGCGGTGTCGGCCCATGCGTCTTGGAAATCCTTTAGTAGCTGCGGCCAGAAATTGACGAACGCTTCTTTCCACGCCGGCAGTGTTACCGTCAGGAAATCGGCGAGCATGTTGTTCATGCTGACGCCAACCGAGAGCCGCAGTTGCTCACTGCCGGCGTTGATCTCGCGGAACCAAACGTTGACCCTTTCCTTGGCTTTGTCGAGATCCTCCTGCTTCAGGATTTGATCCTCAGAAACCCCGCGCGCCGTTTGCCCAAGCTCTTCTAGTTGTTTGTTCCAATCTGTGATTAGGCCGGGAATCACCTTCAGCGTTTCGGCGGCCGACCGGCCGGCAAACAAGATTTTGGACAATTCGTTAAGTTGCGTCGGGCCGAACCGTCCGCTTTCAGCGAGCGTCTTGAACCCGGCGGCAACCGCCGTCTGGAAACGCAAAGCGTCCGCGGCGGTGTCCTTGAATTTCGTCGGATCGACGCCGACCAGCTTCAGTGGGTCGGTAAAATCCTGCATGACGGGCACGCCGCCCTTGAACACCCGGACGGTGTTTTGGACGACGCCGCTAAGGTTCTGAAAATGACCGGCGGCTGTCTGCGCGGCATCGCCGGCTTCAGCTACCGAGCCGCGCATCACCTTCACACCGTCGAATTTCGTCTGTTCTTTGGTTTCGGTCGCGGCCTTGTTCAGTTGCTCGCGAATGCCCTTCACGATGTCGGTGCCGACGTCGGCCGTTTGCCCAGCCCGTAGCGCCGCCTCTTGCGCCGCTTGCAGGTTCAGCGGCGTGGTTCCCATTTGCCGCGATGCGTCGCGGATCGCGATCAGTCGCTTTTCCGCTTCGCCCAGCAAGTCGATGAGCGTCCCCAGTCCCTTGAAGACCGACGCGGCGAGGAAGCCGCCGGCAAAGCTGCCGGTGACGCCGCCCATCACCATTGCGATGTTCTGAGCACTCTTGCCGACATTATCGAACTGCGTCAGTAGCCGGCGCATGCTCTTGGTCGCCAGCACGTCCATGACGCTGCTGGTGCGGCCGACCTCTTTGCGTAGAGATGCGAGCTGCTTCTCGGTCGCGGATATCTGCGGGATGACCGACGCGAGCCGCTTATCGTCGCCGGTCTTCTCGAACTCGTCGGCGGCCTTGCGCCGCTCCCGAGTAAGCGAGCGCAGCTTCGCCTCGACCTTGGCGATGTTTACTTCGGCTTCGTTGGTCGAGGCCGTTATGTTGATCGTCAGGTTATCGGGCATCGTCGCTCAATTCTTTGAGTGTCTCCTTGATCGCCTTGCCCTCGCCCTGCGCCCCGAGCGTGGCAATGTGCAGTTGCTCGGCAAGCTCGCGGCGACGGCGGTGCTGCGCGATGGTGAGAAAGGCGCCGATCTGCCGCGGCGTGTAGCTCATCACGTCGCCGACGCCGTGGCCGCATGCGATGAGCTGTTCGGCGGCGGCGGCGTATTCGTAGCCGCTTCCTTGCCAGAGGGGAGCGCGTCGGCGCCGAGCAGGCGCGCGAGCTTTTCGACGAAAGGGTCGACACCTCCCGGCATCGTGAGCTCGCGTATGGCGATGAGGCACTCGGCGGCATCGTCAATCGACAACGCGTCGCCGATGGTTTCGGCCGCTTCCGGCTGGCTGGCGGCAATCGCGATGATGGCGCCGACCGCATCCGGCGCCGCCTCGATCAATGTGTCGACATCGAGCGCGGGCGCGCCGCCGGCCCACAGCTTGCGAAGCTCCGGGAAGCGCACCAGCAAGTCGGCGATGTGCCGCAGCCCGAGCCCGCGCAACTCCACGGTGCCGATGGAGAGCGCCACCGGCCGGGTCTGCGGTACGATATCGACCAGCGAAACCATTACGGTGTCGTCGCCTCGCCCATCAAGGTCAGCATCAGGTTGTCGTAGGTGAACTCATCCATCACGATATTCAGCGACGCATTCTTTTCCGTCACGACTTCAAGATCCTTCGCGCGCACGCCATACCGCGACGAGAAATGCGCCAGTGTCGTGATATCCGGCGTGAACTCGAAAGTCGGCACGTTGCCGATGTCGCGGTAGGCAATGTCGCCCTCGAGCTGAATGCTCACCACGCCCTTGCCGATATAGTACATATCGACCAGCGGGCTCACCGCGGCCGTGTCGGGATGCGTCACCGTGCCGAACACGCCGGTATCGTCCACCAGCACTTCCCCGGTAATCTGTAGTTGCCCCCACTCGTCTTGAATAAGCCCAACAGCCGCAGCCGGCCGAAACATCACCTTGTTCAATTCCACGATGAGTTGCGGCCCGATATCGTTGGCGCCTTCAAACTTAACTTTGCCGATGATTTCGCTCTTGGCGAAAATGTTGAACCCGCCGGGTGTGACAGACATTGGTTGGCTCCTTATGTTGGCTTGTTGCCTTGCAGCGCTTCGCCGATGGCGGCGGCGAGCAGAGCGCGGGCACGTGGCAACTGGATCAGCGCCGGCCCGCGCAGGAAGCGCAGCGCTTTGAGCCGCGGCTGCCGCCGCGTGTACTTGCCGATCTTCACCGTCTTGCCGCGGATCGAGCGGTTGTGCGCCGCGACTTTCACCTTCTTGCCGAGGCGTTCCTTACCCGGCCCGCCATACTCGAGCGCGCCGGCAATCTTGCCGTAGTTAATCCCCGTTCCTTCATCACGCAGCACTCGCACCCGGCCGCGTATCCAGTGCCCGCCATCCCTCTTGCTGATGCCGGTGTCCACATAGGCGTGGGTGTGCGGGCGCAATAGGTTCGGCTCGGCAGCCTCGACCTTCGCCAGCAACTCGTGCGTCAGTTGGGTGATGACCTCGGTCAGCCGCGCCCGCAGCGCTTCGGGGAACTGGTCGAGCCGCGCCAGGATGCGGCCGGCGTCGTTCTCCTCGATGCGCCAGTCGATGCCGCCGGTCACCCCGCCAGATCGTCCAGCTTCCAGGCGTAGGCAAAGACGAAATTAAGATCGAGGCGGTGCTCTTTCGCCTCCGCATCCGGCGCCATCGCGACGCAGCCCTCGTAGCGGATGCCGCCGTTGCGGCCAGTCGCCGCGATAAGCTCGGCGTCCGTCAGGATCGCTAGCACCACGCGGCTGCGATAGAGCGACATCAGCCCGCCGGGGTCGATGCCGCTGCCGGCCCGCACGAACACGGTGACGGCCGGCGATAATTCCATGCGGCCGACTTCGCTGTACCGCGCGCCATTCGCCAGGTCGCGCATCTGCTCAAGCCCGTCCTGAATGATCACGCTCGGCCTCGCCAGCGCCGCCACGTCGAGCGTGTTGCGGGCAACCGCCCGCACGCCTTCGACCGCCCCGCACACCGTCACCAGCCGGGCGAGCAGCACCTCGCGCGTGTCAGCCACGACAGAGCAGGTTCACTCGCACCAGCGTGCCGCCATAGCTCAGCGGTGCGATCTGCGTGATGTTAGCCGGATTGCCGTCGATCAGGATGCGGTCGTCGCGTGATGGCAGGCCGAAGCTGGCAAGCGATGTCGGGCTGATGACGACACGGATCTCCTGCACGCCGCCAGCTTCCAAATCCTGCGGCCCGAAATTGCGCACCGCGGCCGGGCACGTCGCCTCGTCGGCAACCGTGACATCGCCTGCGGCATCCACCGCGGTGCGCTGCAACGTCACCGTCTGCCCGTAGCCGGCGATCGCGGCATCGAGCCGCGCCACGAGCACTTGCGGCGTCATACCGACCAGATTTTGTATGGCGCCAGCATGTCGCGAGCGCCGGGCGGGATGGCGCCGCCGCTGGTGCCGGCACCGGCGTCGCCCGCATAAACCTGACTGATCAAGTCGGGGACCGTCTCCGACCGCAAGGCCGGGTCGCGGCCGACTGCGAACCACCGCGCCGTCAGCCATTCGAGTGCGGCGCCCTGCACGTCGGCCGGGATCGGGTCGTAGCCGGCGGTGTAGTCGACGAGGATCGTCGTGCCCATCCAGCCGGCGACGCTGGTGCCATCGAGGCGATAGAGCGCGCCCTCCTCCGGGTAGACGTCCCACGCCGCCACATCGACCGCGGCGCCGTCCTCGCTCACCGTCACCAGCGGCACGCCGCTATCGTCCACCACAATCGGAAACTGGCGGGTGCGCAGCGGCTCGCCCGAATACAGCCAGTTATAGACGTAGCGGAATTGATCCTGATAGGTCTGCACCGCAAAGACCCGGTTGCAGTAGTTGTTGACCGCCGCCGACACCGCGTCGATCTGCTGAGTCAGCATCGCGTCCTTCGAGGTGTCGGCAGGGTCGATGCCGAGCACCACTTTCGCGTCGTCGAGGCTCACCAGCGCCAGGCTGTCGGCCGGCGTGATCACCCGCGTGATGCTGTAGCGGACATTCGTCGGCATCAGGCGGCGCGCTCGGCGTGGTAGAGCTCGAAAAACTCGCGCAGATCGAGCGGCGGCCCGACGCTGCCGTCCGACATCACCGGCACGGCGCGGTAGTCCCTGGTCTCCCAGCGGGCGATGGTCGGCGCCGGTGTGCCCGGAGCCCCGCGGTCGCCCTTCTCGCCAGGCTTGCCGCGGCTGCCGGCCCGCGCGGAGATAGCCCAGCCATCGCCCGGCAATTCGCCTGGGTCATCGCAGCGTGCCCGCCACTCGGAGTCGCGGAAGGTCACGAGGTCGTATTTCCGGTATTGCCGCAGGGGATCGTACAGCCCGCAAACCTCGCCGACATAAGGCGCCTCGCCGCAGGCCGCGACGATGATCCAGTCGTCATGCGGCGGCTGCTCGGCGGTGTCGCGCGCGGCGCAATAGGTCGAACCCTTATGGGTGACGAGCGAGCTGTCGTAGTGGATGCCCGGCCGCCATTCTTTCGGCGGGATGAACTTGCCGGTCGGTCCGGGCGGCCCCGATGGGCCGGGTTCGCCGGGCGGTCCGGGTGGGCCCGGTTCCGGTGGCGGCGCCGGCTCGCCAGGAGGCCCCGGTTCTCCGGGCTCGCCTGGCGGCCCAGGAGGCCCCGGTTCGCCTGCCGGCCCAGGAATAGCCTCTCCCGGCTCACCGCTATTTCCCGGCGGCCCAGGAGGCCCCGGTTGGCCGTCCTGCAGGGCGGCGAGCCGCTCGGCAACCGCCCGCTCGACCTTTAGCTCGATCTCGGCGCGGCTGGCGCGCAGTTCGGCCAGCGCCGTCGACAGCGACAGGCTGATTTCGCGCTCGACCCGAGCGGCGAAGGCGCCGAGCTCGTCGGCCAGCGCCTCAAGCGGCGAGAGTGCTGTCATTCGCTGCGCGTCTGCGGAAAGCGGCGACGGCCTTTGCTGCGTCTCCTGCTGCTGCATCGCCACTCCCATCCGCGCCGGCGGGCGGCGCCGCCGGCGGCGCGTCCGGCGCCGGGGTCGCCGGCGGCGCCTGGTCCCAGGCACTGAGCGGCACGACCTGTTGTTGCACCCGCGGCTCGTCGCCGAACGGCATGGCCGGCAGATCCTCTTTGGCGCGCGCCTCGTTGGGCGAGAAGATGCCGCCCTGCACGCCCCTCGCCAGCCCCTCGATCCGATCGCGAAAATTGGCCCGCAGCAGCGCCTCGAGATCGAGCTCGAGATAATCGTCGGGCCAACCGCCGAGCCCGAAAACCCGCCCGAATGCGTCCTCGATCAAGTTCGCCGCAAAGCCGAGCCCGGTTGACACCCAGAACCCCATGAGAGACTCGGTCGAGCCCTGCGGCCCGGTGCCGGCCATCAACGACAGCAATGGCAGCGGCACCCGGTAAGCCGTGGCGATGCGCTGATCGCTGACCTGTAATTTCTCCGCGAGTTGCGCGTCTCGGCTGGTCACAACAGCGGGCGCCCAGACGAGACCATCGGTCAAGATCGGCGTGCCGCCGGCGTTGATCCCTTGGGTGTGCTCGTTCCACTTGGCGCGCAGCCGGTCGACCGCTTCGGGTTTGTCGTGGAAGCTGGCGGGCGTTTGAAGCACACCAGATGGCCGCCCCTCGTTGGCGGCATAGGCCAGCGCCTGCGCCACCAGCGCGTTACTGACCGCAATCTCGAGCAGCGCCGCCTCTAAGGGCGCGCAGCCTTGCAATGGGTTGCGCGGGTTTGGCAGCCGCACATGCAGCACGTCGCGCGACGGCACTTGCTGCAACGCCTGCCGGTCATCGGCAAACAAGCGTTCGACGATCTTATTGCCGGCAAGCTGGTAGTAAATCTCTCCGCTCGCGCCGACGCTCACCGAGCACTGGCTCGGGGTCATCAGGTGAATTTCGGATATCTCGAAGCGGTTATTGCGGATCGCCAGACCGAAGGCCGAGCCCTCGCCATAGAGGCAGTCGGTCAGATAGAGGAAGAAATCGGTCGGCGACTGATAGCTGTTCGGTCGCTTCAGTATCCGCGACAGCGCCGATGTCGTCACCCGCTCGCGGCCGCCATCGCCATCTGCTTGCCAGTGCGTGCCGGCGCACATGCTGATGGTCTGGGCGTAAGCCTGGCGGCAGGCATAGACGACGGCCGAGCCGCTCGGGCGCAGCGGGTCGTAGCCGAGCTGCCACCAGTTGATCGGCCAGTTCCTCGGGATGCCGCTAGTACCGACCGTTAGCGGGAAGCCGGGCGGCCCGAACTGCTTGGCCCGCGGGCGGAAGACACTGGCGAGCGCCCCCGCAGCCCGCGCGACCAGTTGCGCCATGCTATCTCGCCCGGCTGCTGCCGCCGGTCATCCGGGAAGCGCCGCCTTCGCCGGCAACCTGCACCGCATTAGATGGCGGCGCCTGCGCGCTGCCGGCGGCATTGGTTGCCGTCACCACACAGGTGATCGACTTACCCGCATCGTCGGCCGCAACGACGTAGGTGTTGCCGCTCGCGCCGCCGATAGCGGTGCCGTCGCTTCTCCAGTCGTAGGCATACCCGGTTGGCTCGCCTTGCCAGTTGCCCATCGTGCAGGTGAGCGTCTCGCCGACAGCGCCGTTGCCGCTGAGGTTAGGCACATCGACATTGCTCGGCGCACCGGCGGCGGGCGCGCCGCCCGTACCGCCTTGCGGTAGCGGCGGGCGGTTGCTCGGTGCCGGTTGGGCCTTCTGCAAGAGCGCCTGTTGCGCCGCCAGGGACGGCATTTCAGGGTTGTCGGGGTTTGCCTTGTCGTCCGGGTGCATCAGCCCGAGCCGCAGGAGATCGTTTTCCTCCTGGGTCGGCGTCGGTTGCGATTGCTCGGTCACCTTGAGCTGCTGTGCCGTCAGCGCCGCTCGCGCCTGCTGGTCGGCGCGATACTGTTCTTCCGTGACTGCCATCGGGTTGCTCCTTTGTGGCGACGCGGGAGAAAAACTCCCGCGCCGGCTTCCACCATCCGTAACGTCTGCGAAGCGTTATCAAGTCACCACGTCACGCTCTGGGTCCAAGCGATGACGCCGGTGCGCAACATTGCCCAGTTCATCGGCAGGATCATGCGGAGCGCCAGGCTGTCGGTCTGGAACATCGAGCGCACCGGGGTCGCGGCCACCGCCGAACCCTGCGCGCCCGTGGTGATTTGCAGCGGCGTCGTGTCCTCGAAATGCAACGTCGCTTGGTTAGAGACGTCGAACCTCGGATCGTCGCCGGTCACCGACATAAAGTCGGCGGCATCGAGCAGGATCACCATCCCCACCGGCACGGTGCTCGACACGATCACCGGATAGCCCACCAGCCGGTTCGCGTTCATCTCGCCCTGGAAGGGAAATGCGACCGCGCCGGCAGCGCCCTGGGTCAAGCCGATGCTGTTCTTCTGCACCGGGTTCATGATCCACACCGGGCTGCGCAGACTGTTCGCACCGGCGAGCACCGCAGTCAGCGCCTTGACATCGCCGACCAACGCCGCAATCCCGCCGCCCGCGGTTGCCGTCGTGGCGCTGACGCCCGCCCGCAAACCGGAAGGCCGGATGGCGGTGAAGGACGTGGCGTCGATCAGCACCGTATCCACCGCAACCTGCGTGTCGTCCTGGATTAGCTTACGCAGGATGCCCTCGATCTCCGGGTTCGAGTGCTCGGCGATCTCGCGCGTGTACGAGACAATCACAGCCATCTTTTTGAGGCCGAGGGTGATCGGCACAAAAGCGGCCTGCCGCACCGGGATCGGCGCACCCTCGGCCACGAAACTGCCGGCCACGGTTGGTGTCGCCGCCCGCGTCGGCATGGTGATCTGGGCAAACCGGCCCAGCGTCTGGCGGAAACCCATCGCCGACAGCGGGCCGTAAATGCCGCCCGGCATCAGGCTTTCGACATAGTCCCCGTATTGCGTCGTGGCGAGCTCGGCGGCCCAGCCGGTGGTGCCAGTCGTGGCCGGCGCGGTGGCGGCGCGGGTGTACCACTCGTGCGTCCCCTTGATCTGCTCCCAGTCGCCATAGCTGCCGTAGCGCTCGGCCATTACTTGATCGAGCGGCTTGTTGGTGACGTGCGCCAAGGTCACGCCGACGCAGTGCCGGATGAACAGATAGCCCGGCTTCTCCTCCTTCTTGGGGATTGCCCATGCCTTCGGGCGATCAATCGTCATCGGCATATTACTGCCGGGCGGCAAGATCGTCGTGCGCGATGCTGGCACGGTGATCGGCAAGCTCTCGCTGCCAAGCGCTTTCTCGACCCGCTCCCAGGTCGCGATCTTCTGCTGCACCTCCTCGATCTTCGTCGTGAGATCAGAGAGGCGGGTGAGATCGTCGGGATCGACGCTGTCGGTCTGATCACGCAGCGCCACGAGCTCGTGCTGCGCGCTCTCAATTCGTTCGCTGATGTTCATGTCTCTAAACTTTCGGGATACGTCACCTCGCTTGGCATGCACGCCGCGAAACCCGCCCGGCATTCCCCTCTCTTCGTTGGCATGCACGCCGAAGATCAGGCTTTGCCCTTGCGGGGAGATCCCGAGCGATTTCGCAATCGCCAGGGCATTCGGATTGGCGCCGACGCTGACGAGCGAACACTCGACAAGCTCGGCTTCGAGAAACCGGATGCCGCCTGTCTTCAGCGGCTCGAAATTGTCCGAGTGAAATCCCACGCTGACCGCGCGCAGTACGCCCGCGGTCACCGCGGTCTGGATCTGCCGTTGCAGATCGGTTTCCGCCGGCATCAGCTCAAGGCGGCCGGTCAACTGCCCCTTGCGCACACCAACATCGTGCCACTTGCCGATAGGCAGGCGCGGGTCGTGCGAAAACAACGCGATTGGGTTTTTGTGGAAGGCGTCGAGCTTCCAGCCGCCCGGTTCCAGAACGTCGCCCATGCGGTCCACCGAGCCATCGCTCATCACGTACTCGAGCGGGTCGTCAGCGGGCGGCGGCGCCGCCGACTGCTTCTGTCGGAGTTGCATGCAGCGTGTCCTTCGAGCGCGGCCGATGCCGTGCCCGCTGAGTGCGGTGTTTCGAGATGCCGGCTAGGGTAGCCGCCGGCCGGCTGTCAGCGCGCCCAGCGCGCTAGTATTGCGCCCAATAGAAAACGCTCGTGACCGGGCCGGTGCCCCACGTCTGAAGGCACATCGCCTCGGCGGGCCCCGTCTTCTCGCCGGCATAGGGAATGCGGTTCACAATGCCCTGCGGCGGGATCAGCATCCGCGGGATGACGATCTGCGTGTTCGTCTGGCAATCCCGCCCGGTGCCGCTGGTGAGCTCGAACTCTAAATCCTGCCCGCCGAGCCCGCGCATAATCATGTAGCCGCAAATGTAAACCCGCTTGCCCGCAAGCGCGGCCACCCGCTCGGTGCGCACTGTCGGCCCGTTGGTTTGTGCAGTGCGTGTCTGGTCGCAAACCTTTTGAGCCGAGGCAGCGGACGGCAGCAACAGCAGCAATGCGACCAGCGCAATGAGTTTGGTCATGCGATCAATGTCTCGATGTTAATCGGCGCGATCGCCGCCGGGTTCAGCGACATGCGGTCGACGGCATTGATCAGCGCCGCCCATGGGTCGATCTTGGCGTCGCCGGCATTTTGCTTGGTGGCGCGGATCGCGGTCGCGGTCGGCTCGATCTTCACGTTGCCGACGCACCAATCCATCAGCGACGAGGGCGCGTGCACCAGGGCACCGCTAACGAGCCGCCGCTCCGCTGTCTTGATCGCGCCCATCAGCCGGTAGCCCTGCCCGACGCCGATCAGCATGCCGTTCTCCAGCGTCACGTCGATTGCCGCCAACTCGTCGACCAACTCGCCGATACCGGCCGGATCAACCGCGACGCAGGCCAGCAATCCGCGGTCCTTGATCGCCTCGATGTGCGCCACGATCGCCGACAGATCGGCGAGCTCGTCGTCGACGATGGTGAGCTCGCCGGCGTCGGCGAAATCCTGCAGCACTGCAGCGATCGACAGCCGCCGGTCGAGCACGCCCTCGTGGCACCAAGCATGCGACCATGACAGCCAGCGATGCACCCGCCGGACCTCGCCCTCGCCTTCGACGACGTCGCTTTCCTGGCGCTCGCGGCCGAGCACCGTCAGCCCGAACAGATCGTCGAGCCCGCCGCCGTCGACCCCGACCACCACGACCTCGCAGCGGTCGAGCAACCGGTCGAGCGTCAACCCCGGCTCAACCCGCCCCATCCAGTAATCGGCGCCGGCCCAGCGGTCGGAGCGCAGCGCCAGGCCGACCTCGACGTTGAGGTGCTGCGAAGCCCAGCGACGCAGCTCGGCGTTGCCCTTCAGCTTCGCGGTGGCGAACTCGTCTTCCAGGCGCGCCAGCGTCACCGAGCGGCCGAGGTTCGGCATCACCATCGGCCAGTTGACCGGGTCGGACCAGC